TGGCAGGTCTTGAGGTGCTGTCTTTTTGGGCATCCACACGGGCGGAGTCCGGTGAATCTCCCGTTTTGATCGCCGTCACGGGCCTTTGTCCATGCGGTCCCACCTTTACCGCCTTTCGATCCACGGGCCGAAGCCACGGGGCATTTCTCATTATGCGCATGATGGTCGCGTCCTTTACACGCCTTGTATCGGCAGGGTCTTGCAGTCTGTCCCATGAAATATAAATTATAACATCTAGTATATAATATATTCGTCAATAACGCACTGTTGGAACCGATTACCCAAAGGATGGGGAAAACCACACTCATAGATATTGTCCTGCGCTATGTCCGATCCTAATTCAAAAATGAGTTATAGTATTTATATTATTTGTTTTCAGTTTGATTTTTAATTTTGGGGTTTTACTTTGAACACCTACCCACACAATAACATCAAGTGTATTTTTTACACCGCCCTCAGCACGGGCCACCTTTATCTAAGAGATGGGGGTTTATAATAGTTGTTGCAGTCACAAAACGATACGAAAAGTTTAATAACTAGATTGTGCGAAGCACAAATAACCGAAAAAAGCATTTACAATTGCAAATAATAATTTTAAATTTAAATTTAATAATAAAAGTAAGTGAATTTTTTTTGCGTATTTTTGCGCGCCCAATCATCCTCAACGTATAGATGTAGGTTTATAATCGTTTCGATTGGCAAATCCCGCGCCCATATACCAAGGGCTGAAGGCTTATATACTTATGGATTAGCAAATTCCGCGCCCATGTCGAGAGGGGGTATAAGTATATAAATGTTCGGACCCCGACATAATCAACACAAAGTATATATACCGCCGGCACAAGGGGATAATATGCTTGAAGACGGGACATATGATAAGGACGGATTGCCGGTAAAATACTATGAGGGTTATCAGGTTGGGCTATGGGACCAACCGCTAAAAACCATAATCAAAAATGAATGGACCCTTGAATTGATAATCAGCAGGATGACGAAAACAACTGAGTATTTCGGCGCATGGACAGACTCAAATGGGGATTTGTACCTTGAACCGTGCATATGGATCAAAGACCGCGTGACCGCTGAAACAGTGGGTCGAGCATTGAATCAAATCGCAATTTGGGATTGGACTAACATGGAAGAAATACAACTAAACTAAACCTCCGCGCGCATTGGCCGGCGGGCCATGTAAGACGCGCCGGAGGTATATAATATTTTCCAATATTAATTTTTTCTCAAAAGTTTAATAATAAATCGGCGCGAAGCGACTTCGCCGATTGCGCCCGTTCTAATCATCCTCAACTTATAGATGGCGGTATATATACTTTGTTGCAGTTTACTTTTGATACGAAAAGTTTAATAACCCATAAGGCGCGCAGCGATACAATTTTTACAATTCCATTTTTACTTTTACTGTTTAATTTAAATGTAGTGTAAAAAGTAAAGCGGTGTAAAAAGTAAACCGCGCCCCCTCCGTTATCTATGAGATGACGGTTTATAATCGTTTCGATCAGGCCAAACCCCATCTCCGTTATCTATGAGATGGAGGTTTATAATCATTGTGATTATCATATGTCGTATTAGCCCCGGCTCCGGTTGCCCATACTAGATGAGATGGCGGTATATAATCTTTGTTAAGAAATAAAAATAAAAAAAGGGGGCCGACGAGGGCGTTAGCCCCCGCCGACCCTTTACGTGTCGTCGTGTTGGTTTGGTCTACTCCGTCAATCTGTAATAGGACCAACCGTTAGTGAAGCCCGCAAAGGCCCACTTTGGCGGGGCCGGATAGCCCCATTCGTTGAGATCCTCCGCCGGTACTTTATCGGCTCGGACCTTTCGGTTCGCTGATGTCATCTGTTATCACCCCCTAGTTATCAGCATAGATAGTCAATTCCGTGCCGGTTTCGTCGCACGTTATCCTAACTAAATATGGTCGCGTATCTCCCATCAATATCACCTCCATGATTTGGGTTGCCCCGGCCCCGAAGGGCCGAGGACTTTGGCTTTCATTCTTTGTCTTCAATTCCGACGGTTATCAGCCATGCTGGTTGGCCTTCTGAGTCATACCCCTCTTTGTAGTCGAAAACGATTTGTTTGTTATATCGTTCCAAGTGTTCGGGACTCTCGCACAAATCGCGCAATTCTTTTGCGGTTAGATTTGGGAGAGATGAGGACATCGCGTACATTCTCGCGCCCACATCCTGAGCCTCTTTGATGAACGTCTTTCTGTCCACTCTGAAGCCCATGTGGTTGATGATCTCCGGATGAACCTCCATCCGGATAAGACCATCCTCGTCCTCATAGTTCTCATTTCGTCGCCACCATGCAAAGCGTCGAACCCATGTTTTGTTTGCCATGTGTTTTACCTCCGTATTTGGTGTGTTGTATGATAAGACGACGAGGGGCCGAAGCCCCCCGCCGAATGGTTACGTTATCTCTTAGAAGGTCGAAGCCTCACGCCACTTCAATTTGAATGTCGTGTATGTCGGCTTGACCCATCTCGTCACACGCGCTCTCGATGATTTCGCGGGCTGATTCTTCAATCAATTGTTCCGCGTCAACTTCGATAGTCGCATTGATGACTATATCATATGTCACTGTCGTCATTTGTATCATACCTCCGTGTCTCCGTCGCGGCTTGGTCGGCCCGACGTTGTGTTGTTGGTCGTGGGTCCAATCTTACACCCACTCAATCCGCCCTACTGTTATTCACTCCGGCGAAGTTCGCGTCCGGGTATCTCTCCCGCGTTAGGTTCGTATGCGACCTATGACCTTGAGGCCCCATATGGGTTTATAATAATTGTGATTATTCAAAAACGCTGTACTGCGCCCCTGTTTTGTCCTGTTTGGCCTACATTGCCAAAACCACACATACCCGGCGGCCATCCCCGCCTACCCTAACGCGAAATTTTTTACCAAATTTTTTGAAAACCTAAAGTTTATATTCATATGGTGAAGCCTTGTTCTGCTTGCGCTCTCTCATCTGCAAGCCGGCCTTCTGCATGTACCGTCTGACAGAACTGGGTGATATCGGCCTCCACGTTCGACTGACCCGTTTGTTTGCCTCCCAAGCAATTTCACTGGGCGTCCTCCATTCCTCAAAGAACCCCTCTTCAGCCAAACACTTCATCAGGAACGGATACAACGTCTTTTTGTTCATCGGCCCCCTAGTCTGACTTTTGGATATTGCCTCTTCCCACATTTCACAGAACTCTCCGTCAACCTTTCTCATCAGAAGCGCCTCCGGTTGATTACTCTACCACCAGCACCCCCAAAGTCTCTCCTTATCTTTGATTTGCCACCCAACCAAGCACCCCCAGTCATTGTTGTCATCACAACCGGCATGTCTTGTTGTTTGTATGTGAACTGATCTATAGCGTGCGCGAATGCCATCACACAGTCATTGTGCTTGCCCAAGTCAACAATCAGACCGTTTCTCCATGCGTGAGTCTCTAATTCTTCCAAGAGTATGCTGACAAGTCGCCTTGTCTCGTCATCACCGTAGGGGAAGCAGACCATCTCCCGCTCAAACCAAACGCGCAGCCTGTTCATCAAGCCCTGCTTCAAAGTCCTGTTGCTCGCCTTGCTTTTTCGGTAGTCTACAACAGCGCCCTTCTGCATCAAGATGCTCTCGTATAACTGCTGGAAACCCACGTCTTCCGCAGCAATCGGCGCACTGTACCTCTTTGACCACTCGACCAGCATATCTGCTTGCTTGTCAGGTGGAAAGTCGTTGCGCCTCCACATATTTACAAAGTGAATGTAACCCTCGGTATCCTGTGCCAAACACACGATAACAGAGTAGTCCTGACCTACGCCGTGTGCGGGATCGAAACCCAAGACATATCGCCAGTCGTCTTGCTTATCAAGACCGAGAACTCTTTCCAACTGCAAGTTTTTGCGGGTCTGACCCCGTGGGAACACAGCAGCCTCGTCATCGACAACACGGCAAAGGTACTCTTGCACAAATGACAACTCACCCATAGCCTCCTTCTGCTCAAGTAGGAACTCGATGGAACGGTATTCGCCCCACAGGGGTTTTGCTTTGACGGTATCGGGGTCTGCACGATACTCATCCCAGTTAGGTATCGCACTCCAAACTCCGGTTGTCCACGTCTTGTTGCCAATCATCTCGGTGTGATACAGGTCGTTCATGCTCAACGGAGTACCGACCACATACAGGCTTGTGCCGGGACTGAGCATCGGTGTGATCTTCTTGCGGAACCAGTTGCGAATCTCATTCCAGTTTGTATCACCCGTATCATCAAGAACGTCATCAAAAGCAATGCAAGCAGGGTGTTCACCACGGATCGCAGCACCCACAGATGTTGCACGAATCCATGCGCCGTTCGTGAACCGCAACTCCAACTTGTTGCCCCTCTTGTTGTCGAGATACCTGCTCAACTGCGGGTGTTGCTTCAAGTCCTCCCGTATCTCTTCAAGCCTCCTGCTTGCCAAGTCCTTGCTCGCCGAGAACAGCCAAATAGACATGGGTTTGTCTCTCCACTTCTCAAACAGGCACTTGTGCAGTAGTTTTATCCTCAAGGTAGTTGACTTGGAATGATCTCTAGGTGCAATGACACAGACCCGCTGAACCTGAGAACCCTTTCTATCACCGTACATTTCCATCCACTCTCCGATGTGCTTGCCCCATGTGTAGCCCAACCACTTGTAGAAATACTCAACGTCGTTGCGGGAACGCTCCATCGCAAAGTCTTGCATGAACCCCATCGAATCACCTTGGATGCAAGTCCCTCTTGCCACAGTGAGGGCATATACCCGTGACGGCCTTTGCCCTAAGAATACGTGGTGCGACCCAACCGCATGACCAGCACTTTGCACTTGTCCACTCACTCATCAGGCATCACCGGCGCGAACATAGTCCCGACAAGACCCAACTCCTTGTCTATCATATGAGCGCACAAGCCAGCCCTTGCCATAGTGTAACCATGACGTGCATGGTATCTGTCTTCACCGGCCAAACTTGGCAACTGTATAATCATACAACCGCCTCGTTCGATTACTTGTTGATGATGCAGGTGTCCGTGGAACCACATATGGTTTTGCGTTGAACCCCAATCTCTTCTCGCTTCGTGCGCCATCAGTGAGTGTAGTTTGTTCAGAACTTTACCGTCGCCGTGCGTAAAGCCCAGTAAGTTGTTGCCGTAGTTGATGTACTGTCTGATATGGGGGCTGAGAATCACGTTGACATCATCTACTGACTTGTAATACGCATGTAGGTACATCATAAGCATGAGGGAACTGTGTCTGTCGTGGTTGCCGCCCATGAACACCACTTCGATTGGAGCCACCGCGCTCAAACTGTCGATATGCTCTTGCGCCAACTGACAACCCTGCATTAGAATCTGAGCCGGACTGCCAGCCATGTCCTGTGGTGTACCCTTGGTTGTGGCCCCCGCGTCATTGTCTACGTGGAACCAATCGGAACCCGCCGTCACGAATATCTTCTCAGGCTTGCCGGGTAGCCTTTCAACCAACTGGCTTGTCTTCTCAAGAAGTCTCTCACGCGCCTCATCGAACCCGTACTCTTCACCGACCTCTAATCTCCACCCGTACTTGCCGTAGTGCAGATCGGTTGGGGAAATGACCACCGCGTAGTCCCTTTCAGATGTCTTCATCTTGAAGGGTTTGACTGCCTTCGGCTTGTGGTCCTTCAGCAACTCTTTGAACTCGTCGCCGATAGTCTCATTGAGATACCTGTATGCGTCGGCCTCCTTCTCAATCTGCCTCCACCTTTTCTGCTCGGCACGTCTAACGACATCTATGCGTCGTAGGGAAACCATTTCGTCAACCATGTCGTCTACTGTTTTCATTTTTACCTCATGATCTGTGAACGGGTCCATAGCGTGAGTCCACCCGTGTATGCGTATGTATTCACCTAAGATCGCAACCGGCATATCGAACTCTCTGCTCATGTCTTCTACTGTCAGACCGCCGCCGGTGTTTGAGTATGCTCTACGCATGGCTCTGTGCTTTTCACCTTCAACGACATACATACCGTCAATCGTATCCATCATACATATGTACCTGTCATTAGATTCATCGTGATAATATTTACTCGTAATCAAAGTGGTGGCCTCGTACTCGTCTGCTGTCTTTCTGAAGGTGTTGCCTTGCTTGACCCAACGGTATATGGCCTTGCGCCATGCGTCCCAACTACGTCTAGGTTCAACAGAATGCAAAAATACCGCAAATTGTTTTTCGTTAGTAAAGGCTCTATCCTTGGCATATTTTTCGATGAGATCAACCCCACCGATAAACCGCTCTCCCATGTCCGAAAAAACATGACATCTGCCTTATTAACATATGGCACTGATAATATTTTTTTATTGTTTTGAAGTTTTACTGAAAAAATAAAACGCTGTACTGCTCTAATTCTTTCAATTAGTTTTATTCTTTCAATAGCAGGTATGGAAAAAGGGCTACTAACCTTTAGGTTAGTGTTCTGGACTATTGAAAAAATTAAAAAAATAAACAAAATTAGAGCAGTATAACGATTAATTATTTCTAAAAAAGACGAAAAGAATAAAAATAAATAGATGAAAGACCCCAACCATTAATAAACACCGTGACCAAACTAGCGACATGGCAGAGGGTAGCCGATGGAACATCTTTCGTGGACTTAGAAAGGAGAACCCGAACCCCATAATAGAAAGAATGGGTATGTTGGTTGAGCCGTTCAACCAAGTAGCGGGTATTCCAGACATCACGCGAGACACAGAGCGAATGAGAAAGGACAGCAATTTTGACAACGAGTTTGACTTGTACGATCAAATGCTGAAAATAGACCCGGAGTTGAACGGGGCGGTTAGAGCAGTCAGCCTAACTGCCAACAACTACGAGATAAACTACTCGCGTGGGCGAAACGCAAACATACGCAACGCGGTACGTGAACTTGTCGAAGAACGGATAGACTTTGACGACATCATGATAAATGCCATGCGTTCGCTGATGGTCTACGGCAACGACATAAACAAAATAATCGGCAGGGAGGGTGTGGGTATCACGGGCATACAGTCACTTCCCGTCAAGCAGATAACCATAGTTGACGAAAGAGGCGGCCTCGGTTCCTACTTCGTCGCAGACGAGGACAACCCGATCATCAACGCAGACAAGTACATGGTGCGTGAAGGCACGATGTACGAACGTGACATCCCCTCCAACGAGATCATGCACATCAAGATTGACTACAGATCAAACTGGTTCACCGACAACAAGGGCCGCCGGACCTACGGTGTGTGGGGTGCATCCCGGTTTACCGCTTTGAAACAGCCCATACGCATGAAGTACAACAGCATGAACAACAGAATCAGCCTTGAGGACAGCATGACCAAGCAGTTCATCACCATCGACAAGTCTGCCATCGAGCATATCCAAGACCCGGCAGAGCAGAACGACAGGCTCAAACACATCATGGACGAGGTTATCAAACTGTTTGA